CTATAAGGCGACCTAATTCACGACCTTCTTCTTCATCTCCTTCAACATTACTTCCGGTTGCATCTACGTTTACGTTGACTGTTACGGCACCTCCACCGGTAATTTTATTATTAGGAATAACTGTTCCCGCTACGGACGGTACGAAAAGTTCGGGACCTTTTTCTCCAACTAAAGCAGCCTGACCAACGGTTGGACGACCACCGGTAGCAAAAGTAGTTAAATTTTTAAATATTCCGCTTGAACCACCAAAAGCGGAGAATAAAAAAGTATTAATTCCAAGTTGTAAAAGTTGTCTAGCTATACCATTCAAAAGTGACCTCGCGGCATCGGCAAGAGATTTAGTTTGCATAACCGCATCTACTAAAGCATCGGAAACCCCAGTTGCAATATCGTTTCCTATTTCTGTAAAAATACCTTTAATTCTTTCAGCTTCTTTTTGTTGTCGTTCCATAACCGTTACTTGTTTTTTTAAGCCCTCTTCTATTTTTAGTAAATTAATAATTTGTTCTGCATCTAATTCTCCAAACTTTTCTTTTAAAGCAGCAATTTTTTCTTCTTGTGAAACTTCTTCTTCTTTACCGGCTAATTTAGCTTCTAAGTTTGCAATATTTTTAAGAATATTTATATTTTGGTCGTTAAAAGCTTTATTTAAAGCAAGTTGTGCATCTCGTTCTTTTTCTCCTTGTAAAATTATTGCCCTTTCTTTAAGTATTTCTAATTCATTTTCTAAAGATTTTCTTCTACCGGCATCATTACGATTTGTTCCTAAAGTCGATAATTCAAATTCTTTATTTGCTATAGCGATTTGATTTAAAGCTTTTTCTGTATTATCCGCCGTTTCGACTATACCTTTTAAATTATTATCAAAAGCTTTCGCAGCATCGGCAGCTTCTTTAGCAGAATTTTTATTATCAATAAATTTTGCCGCTAAAGTTCCTAAAACTACTATCGCCGCACCCACACCCGTTTTAATGAGAGCTAATTTGAAAGCTGCTAAAGCAATAGTGGCTTTTGTAATTCCACCGGCAGCTAAAAACGAAGAGGCCGCCACACCTTTCAAACCGGTAGATGCTAAAGCAGAATTTATAGCGGCTATTTGAAAAGAAGAAACTAAACTAGCTAATTGACCTATAAGTATAGGAGTTACAATCGTTATACCTTTTACGGCAAAGGCTATACCAGTGAATAAAACTGAAACCTTTCCGGCACCGGAGTTTAAAAATTTAGTAACAGCTTCAGTTAATCTAGTTATTCCTTTTACAACCGTAAGAACGGCGGGCGAAAGAATATCGCCGACGGCTCTAGATAAATTTTCTGCTTCATTTCCTAGATTTTTAAAAACTTGTGTGGGGTCCGCATCTAATATTGCTTTTAAATCTTTTTGACCTGATTTAGATAATTTACTTAAAGCTCTAATTACGACGTCGCTAGTAAGCTTTCCTTCCGCCGCTAACTTTTTAAGCTCGCCGGTAGATACGCCTAATTCTTCCGATAAAGGTTTTAATATTAGGGGAACTTGCTCCGATACACTTCTAAATTCATCGCCGGCTAATCTTCCGGAACCTAAAGCTTGAGCTAATTGTCTAAAAGCGGCGGTTGCTTCCATAGTAGATGCACCACCTAATTTAGCGGCAGTGTTAAAACCTATAAATGTCTGTCTTATATCTTCTAAACTAACTCCTAAAGGGGCTAATCTAGCCGTTATATTAGTTACTCCTTCTAAAGCTTCGGTGGCACTCATTCCAAAAAGTTTTTGCCCTTCGGTAGCTATAGCTTGAGCTTCCGCAAATTGTCCCGTCGCTTTTGTTAAAAGACCTAAACGTAAATTTAATTTATCAAACGTTGCGGAGGTTAATACAGCTTGTCTCGCTAAAACCGTTATTCCTACACCCGCTATAGCTGTTCTTAAACCCCCTACGGCTCTAGTTAAACTATTACTTTGATTATGAACACCTTTTAACGCTCTAGTCGCCTGACTCGTATCTACTCTTAGGGTTACTATACTTTCGGCCACTAATTAAAATAATTATTAATTATATATTACCGGTTTTTTGCTCTTTGCAGTACTCGTTTTTCTTTTTCATGTTTGTTTTCGTAATAAGCCGCCCAATAAATAAATTCTTCTTCGGTTAAATTTTTCCGAAGTTCTTCTACGGTCTTACCTAATTCATTTGCGAGGAAAAACTCAAAATTAAGCCAGTTATTCCTCTTTATACTTTTTTTGCAGTATCTAAATCTAATTTAACTTCAAATAAAAATAGCTCTACGTCGTTTAAAACTTTTTCCGGTAATAATCTTTGTAAGTCGGGAACGTCGGCCATAGAAAAGAATTTAGTGCCATCTTCTTTTTCGGCCATTTGACAAAGTAGTTGCGTAGAAACAACAAGAGCGTCATCAGTATTAGCGGCTTTTTGAGCTTTTTGCCTATCGTATCTAGTAAGGGGCGGAAAATATAAATCTATTTTACTTCCGTTTGGGGTTTCTAATTCATACTTACGTCTTTTAGACATTACGTCGCCGTAGGCTTCCGTAAGTAGGTCTATGCCTCTTTTAGTCATAAATTATTTTTTTAATTACCCTAATCTACTATATAGCTGAAGTTATGGCACCTGATGTTATAAACGAAACATTGATTAATTGAGTCTCTCCTAAAGTTGCACCGTATTCGGCACTCGTAATAATACCAGCAAAACTTATTTTCTTGGCGGAGGTATTAGAGTCAGGAAACAATTCAAAAAGAGCATCGGCAGGGTCGCCGGTAGTTAAGACATCATCTATAAAAGTTGTATAGCCCGCACCAGTTTCCGAAGGATTATATAAAAGTTCTACCGAACCCTCTCCCGAAATAAGTCCGCCTATAAAAGTTTTAGATGTGTCTCCTTGTTTTGTCGTTTCATGAGTATCTTTATTTATAGTTAAAGACCATGATCTAGTTTGTCCTACGTCGGCTTCTGTGCCGCCCGCGTTTTCAAACATCACTTTTCCGACGTCACCTCTAATAGCACTCATAGCGATTTAAGTAGTTTATAATTTATACTTTATCCTTTTTTGGATATTTTTGCATCTTTTTTTGCAATTTTTTGTTTTTCAAGGTATCTTTTACAACGCCCGTCCCAATACGCGGGGTCACGAGTCCCTTTTACAACTTCTATTACGTCAAGCATTTCTTCTGTAATTTCTAATTTAGGCATAATTAAAGAGATTCAAATGTTTCAAAAGTTATTCGAAGTTGAGTAACAAATTTACCTTCGGGAGCGGCCGTAAGTATTTCTGGTCCAACCGCCGCATCAAAAATAACATCAGAAACTGTAATTCTATTGTAAAGGTCCCTTAAACGTTTGCAAATAGTAAAATTTGCCCCCGATCCTATACCGTCTTCCGTAAATATATTTAAAACAACTAAACCTACGATAGAATTATTGCCGTCGGTTTGGTTGCCTTGCGATATTAAAGAACCGCTTCCAAAACTTACTTCGCATTGAACAAAACTATCTTGGCTTTTAGAATCAAAAGGCATATTACTAAATACAACCGGAATAGCCGGACTACTTGCTAACTCCGTAGCTAATCTTCCTTCTATAGTTGCTCTTACGGTATTTAAATCAGTAGCGGACATTTAACTCTCCCTTATTATTTTTTTAAGTTGTTGCGGTATATATTGTTGCGTAAGTTGCTTTGCTTGTAGTTCGGGAAAACCTTTTATAGTTCCTCTTCTAGTTCTATATATACCTTTCCAACTAGGCGGTAGATTAGTGCCGTAAATAACCGGCTCGGCATATTTTACAGAATTAATAATAGTCCCTTTGAATTTTTGTATATCGGTTTGCCAACCTTTAAATAAATTACCGGTATCTTGCGGTGTTGCTTTTTTAGCTCTTCTAGTCCAATCTAAAGTAACTTTAGCGACGAGCTTTTGTACCGCTTCGCCCATAACATCATCTATTTGGTCTAACCTTATTTGTCTAGCCATTAGGACCTCAAAAATAAATCAAAATAGACGGCGGTATTTTTTTGCTCTTCTGTTACTACTCTTACTATTTGATATACAACAGAACTAATAACAACTTTATCTTTAGGAGTAGGCGTAAAAGTTAAATCTTTAGCAGCTACGGTTACTTTCTTATCTTCTGCTTGGATTAGATCATTTACTTCGTTATTATTTACGTTTTGAACTAAACCTTTAATAGTAACGTCGGCATTACTTTCACTAACCGTACCGGTAGACGTATCGTATGCCCCGTTAGTTATTTGCCGTATAGTAACGTCGCCGGTAAGTTTATTAACTACCTTCGAAGTAACTTTTCTTAGTCCCGAAGTAAGACCCATTAGACTAAATAAGCGATTACGGTTCCGCTATCTAATTTAACGCTAGTAATAACTCCTTCTATAGCGGTGTTACTTTTAAACTGTAAGTCGGTAAGATCGCCCGATATATTTTCCGCTACTAAAGTATTAATAACAGAATCTTGCAAAGCTTTTATACAACCAAAACGCCCCGTATGGGCGGCTGTATCGTTAATAATCTTTGCGGCGGGATAGTAGCTCATAATTAACTCCTTTTAATAGCTATGTTACTTGGACCGCTAATTCTTAGACCGGTAAAATACCTTTCGAATAACGGCGGCACTCTATCAGCACCAACCGCACCATAAAAATTAGGCTCTACGTCTAGATTACCAAGTTTTACTTTTTTGTAATCCTCTAGACCCGATAATCCTAACCCATCTCTATTATTGTTTAAATAAACCGCTAATATAACTTGAGCTTTTTTTACTTGCTCCGGTATTTCATCTTCCGCAAAATAATCTGTAGAAATACGAAAAGGGAACCCAACCGAATAAGTATTAATATAAGTATCGGGTTTTCTTACCCCCTGACGAGGCCATTGTAGTGCTTGCGTGTTAGTAACCCTCGCACCGATAAATCTTTCACGGTCGATTCTTATCGTTGCGGTATATAACGCTCTATTTTTATTATCCGTGTTTGACCCGTCCCAAGCCGAAACATCATCATCTAATATTAAGCCTTCGACAATAGCGTTGGCCTCAGATAACGTAACGTAACTATTTGCTGACGCGTTGCCTACCGTCGCGTTTATCGAGATTGCCATTTTTTACTTTAGGTTTAGTTTTTACTTTTTTTATAGGAGGTTTAGAAGCCACCGTTTTGGCAGCTTCTTGTTCCCTCAAACGCCTAAAGGCGAACATACCCATTAACTTGATGATGCTTTAGATACAACAAAGTTAATTACGATAGCTTCAGATAAAGCTCCACCAGATACGTTTGAAATGGAAACCTTAAAAGAACCCGCTGCCACAGCACTAACCGTAGCCAAGTAAGCTCCCGCAGTTCCGCCAGATGCAATAGCAATTTGTGGAACGTCGGTTGCAGCTACCTTATCGTTATTAACTTGGAAAGTTACTTCCGCAGCATCAGCTAAAGCCGCGTTATTAGTAGTAATAACACCGGACTCAGTGTTTAGAGTAACAGCCGTAGATTTGTTTGTAGCTTGAGTTACGGACCCACCGTTAGTAGGACCAATAAGCTTACCGGCTGTAGCTTCGAAAATAGATGGCATAATAAATTACCTCTAATCTTGTGTAGAAACGTTAGTCGCCCTAACGATACCAATGTTCTTTGTCTCGTAAACTTTCGACCAGTTAGCTACGGTTCCTAATTGAGTTCTATTGGGGTTAACTGTTGTAACAGCCCATTTAGCTCCTACGGGGTGATAACAATAATGAAGGTCAACCGCCATAGCGTCTGATTTAGCCAGAATATCTCTGTCTGTTTCAGTAGTTAGGCCGGCCTGTTCTCCACTAGCAACTGCACCTTGCGTAAAGAAATAAGTGCTGTATTCCGTAGATGCTCCGCTACCAGTAGTGGAAACGTCGTCGGAAACAATTACTCTAAGTCCGCAATAAGTAGGTACAGTACCGTCGCCACCGTAAGCCGGTGCGATAGTTCCACCACTTGCTGTAGCTGAACCGCCGTTACCGTCGGAAGCTAAAACGTAATCAACCATTTTACGCTCAACCAAGTCGTAATATACTTTGCTGTGCATACAAACGGCTGTAAGCTTATCGCCCTGATCTCCTAAAATAGAACGTGCTTTAGCAACGTGTTTAGGACTTAAACCTGTAGGTGTATCTCCTGATTCGGAATCAATAGTAAGGCCAAAGAAAGCTGAGTTACTATCGTTAGCGTTAATAGAGCCAAATACTCCATCAAGGCAAGCAAGTAAATCTTTTTGTCTTTGGTTAGCTATATAAGCACCAATTTTTTGACCGATAGCGGCCATAGGATCGGCACCCGATGCTAAAGCGGCTAAGTCACGAGATTCGAAAGCTCTACCACGATGTAAAATAACGCCAACTTGTTTGTCGGTAGAAATTTTACTAGGTGTTAAAGAACTAGAATCAGATAAAACCTCAAAGTCTCCGGTTAGGTTCGCAGAGAAAAAAGGTACATTTACGAAGTCACCACCCTCAGTAGCATTTAACTCGGCCATAGGAGCGACCACACCACTAGCAAGGAATGAATCTCTTTGTGTTGTTTGCTCTATGACATACGGAGTAAAAATCTCTGGAATGATTAAATCGCTCCTCAAAACTCCCATGTTTTTAAGAAATAAATTTACGGTGTGGGCGTAACCCTATTTGGCTCGGCGTAGCTCTACCATTTGTTATATACTAGCGTGATTTCGCAACATCTCTCAACTTTTGCCAAAGTTCTTTATCCTTTAGGTATATTTGGCGTTGTTCAACCAAACTTTCGGTTTCTTTTAAAAATGGTTTTAGCATCTCTTCACTAAAATTATCGTTAGTGGGTCTAGCTACGGGGGCACCGCCTCCGCTAATAGTTTTATTTTTAAGAAGATAAGGTTTTTCTTTTTCTAATTTATTTTTTACAAACTCTTGAACCGGTAATTGTTCATAACCGTCAACTACTACAGGCACCCCGTCTTTTATTTGTATTTTTTCTTTAGGCACTAAATTAGTTAAAACAAGCTCGGGGTCATGAGTTATTTCGGTTAAAGCCTGTAAAGCGGGAGT